CACCGAGTCGGCCGTCGCGGCCGCGGCGCAGCGGCATGATGGCCTCGGGCCCGGCTTCGCCCATGAGGCCAGCCCCCTTGGCGAAAGCGAACAGAGTGGGCTTGGTCACGATGGAGCTGCTGTGCGCCGACAGGTCCTCCGAGACCAGCACTCCCCCCTTGGCGAAGCCCCACAGACCGGCCGTGCTCAGGGATTCGCGCTGCACCCCGCCCCCGGCCGGCCACACCGCCGCTAGGAACTGGGCCATGGCCTGGTTGGTGCGCAGCCGGGCGAAGTCGGCGATCCAGCTCAGCACCATCTCCTTCACGTCCGCCTTGCCGGTCATGGTCACCTGACGCACCACGTCCCCGAAGGAGCGCATCGCATCGCCCATGAAGTCGCGGGCATAGGCCGAAACGTCCCGCGTCTCCGCCAGGAAGTCCTCCAGTGCGGCCGTGGCGCCGGCGCCCCAGTCACCCAGGGCGGCCATGCGCCGGCGCTGATAGTCTTCCTCCTCCCTGAGCATCCGGTCGCGGCTCGCACGCAGCGCAGCTTCTTGGGCGCGGTAGGAGGCGCTGTCCTCGGCCACGCCGCGGTCACGAAGCTGGCGCAGCCCTTCCTCGTAGTCCCGTTCGATCGCCAGCCGACGCCGCAGCTGGTCCACCTGGTCCGCCCCTCGGCCCATGGACAAGAGGTCGAGGTCGTTGGCCGCACGCTGGTTGCGCTCGCCCGCGGCCAGCTGTGCGTTGAGACGGGCCAGCTGCTCCTTCCCCCGCGCCTCCTCCAGGTGAGCCTGGGCCAGCTTCCCGGTCACATCCAGCTCTTGCAGCAGCTCGTCGATGAGCTGGCGGCGCGTCCCCGTGAGCGTTCCGCCAATGCGTTCAAGATCCTCCTGCGTCTGCACCCTCAGGCGCTCGCTGGCGGTCAACCGCTCGTCGGCCTCCACCTGCTCCCGGTTCAGCGCGATCTGCTGACGCAGGCGGGCGATGATCCCCTCGCTAGGATCGGACTGCCGGCCGCCGCGCCGGGCCTCCTTGTCCTCATAGTCTTTACGGATCGCAGCGACCTGCCGCTCGATCTCCAGTTCGCTCTTCCCGGCGGCGAGTCCCACCTTGCGAGCCTCTGCGATCTCGCGCTCCATTCGCTGGCGGTCGGTGAGGTGGCGCAGCGCCAGCCGATCCCATTCCTCACTGGCCTTGTGCCGCGCCGCGCTCGCTGGCGCGTAGATTCCCTGCCACTGAACCTCGACCGGACCCCTGGCCTGCTCCGCGCTCCGGCGCTGAAGCTGCTCGATCTGGGCCTGCATACGCTCGATCAGCCGGCTCCGCGACTGGGGCGACATCTCGCGATAGAGGCCCTCACCGGCCCGCAGGCCCGCGATGTTGCGTTCCAGGTTCTCGATCTGGTCGACTGCGGTTGTGGCGCTCCCGATACCGAGCATTGCGTCCCAAGCCTCGGTTGCGACCTCCTTGATGCTTCGCCAACCACGTTCGATGTATCCCAGGTTCTCGGTGACCTGCGTGGTGCGCTGCGTCGAGGTATCCGCCCAGATCCGGATGGCCTCCGTGACCGCCTCCTGCTCCCTGCCCTGCGCCTTCAGGGCGGCGATGTTCTCCAGCTGCGCCTGCGTCAGGAAGTTCACGCGTTCGTGGAGTGCCAGCAACGCCTCCACGGGCTTCTTCCGAATCTCCTCGAACTCGGCCACCGTCTCGGAGACTGCACGACCAGTCGCCGCCTCCCAACGAAGTGCAGATTCGGTCACCAGCGCGAGCTGCTCGGCGGTGAAGCGACCCGTTGCGGTCACCTCTGCAAGCGCCTTCGTGGAGCTGCGCTGGGTGACGCCAGCGATCTTGTCGAACTCGGCCGCCAGGTTGGACAGGTGATCGACCGTCGTACCCGCATTGTTCCCGGTGAGGATCAGCGCCTCGTTGAGATTCTTCGCCTCGCGGCTGCCCTGGTACCAAGCCGTGCCCAGCGCCACGCTCGCTGCCGCGGCCAGCGTGACCGGGTTCACCAGGCCCATCAGCGAGGCACCGATCTGGCGAACCGTGCCGCCCACACCCACGCCGGCGAGGCGGAACTGATCAAGGATCTGGCCGCCCTGCTGCAGGCCGACCAGTAGCGGGTTCGCACCGCCGGCAAGCGAGGTCGCAATGTCGGTGAACTGCGCCGGCAGGAACCGTACCGCCTGCTGCAGCTGCTTCACGTTCACCGTCGCCGCATTGACCGCGGCAGACGTTCCCTGCACCGCCCGACTGGCCGCAACCTGCTCGCGCGCCAGCTTCAGCACCGCCTCGGAGGCGCCCTGGGCCTCCAGACGCATGAGCCGGATCTCTTCGCGGGACTTGCCCTGCGTGGCGGCGAATCGGAGCGTCTCCAGCTCGACACGCTTCTGAGCCGCCGACATCTTGTTGAAGCTCGCCGCGTACTCGTCGCCCATCTGGGAAACGAGGTTCTTGGCCATCTTCAGGTCGGCGCGCATCCGCTCGGTGTCAACCACCAGGTCGATCCGGGCGGTGCCGATGCTCTGCTCAGTTGCCACGTGCAGCTCCCAATGGGTGATGTCCGGCGCTAGCCGGGAATCAGGTCTCGTAGATCTTCTCGAGTGCCACCGCCTCGATGACCTGCAGCGCGCGCAGGATCGCCTCGCGCTCCTCGTCGGGAACGCCCTTGCGGTCCAACTCGTGCAGGTAGACCGTCAGGTCCAGCCCAACCGGGCCGCCCATGCTCGTCCGCCACTGAGTGGAGTAGCGGGCGAACAACTGGATGGCGGCCCAGTTTTCCGGCCAGACCTCGACTTCCGGCTCGCGGTAGTGCTTGGGCTTGAGCCCGGTACCTGCTAGTTCCGCTTCCGTGGGGCGCCTCCAGTAGAGCGCCTCGGTCGCGGACCTCAGTTTTTTTCCAGGGCCTTGTGCCGCGCCGCGTGGTACCCGGCAATGATGATGTCCACGAACCCCGGGTACTCATCCTCGGCGTCGCGGACACCTTCTTCGGTCAGCTCGAAGTCGGTATCCCACGAGTCGACCAGGTACACCACCAGCGCGCCCAGGCTGCAACCGCCTGCGAGCCGGCCCTGCACCTCGGAGGTCTTGCGGTTGTGGTAGACGACATCGAGCTTGTCCGTGGAACCCTGGCCGGTGATGGTCAGGGTCGCCGGAAGGGTTTTCGGACCACCGCCCCTCTTGATGCTCATCAGGTCGCCTCCACCAGGATGGCGCGGCCCAGCGAGGTGAACGTCGCGGTGTTGCCCATGGGGTTGTTGGCCGACATGGTCGGGTCACCGTCGAACGAGATGTAGCCGTAACGGTAGATCGTGTCACCGTCCGGCAGCTTGCACCGGATGACCACCGGCGCCTTCTTCAGATCCGCCTTCACCGCGGCCTGGTACCACGGGAGCGTCGGGTCGTAGTGCAGCGGCACGGTGATGGTCTTGGCGTTCTTGAAGGTCGGGATGCTGATCTGCTGACCGGAGCGGTCCTCGAGCAGCACGCCGGTCCAGAACTGCTGGTCTCCGCCCCCGGTCGTCGGGTCACCCTGCTGGGTGAAGTCGACGAAGCCGGAAGCCTTGAGGAGGGTCACCGACGCTTCGCCCAGGTTGTCGTAGAGCGTGGCATCGGAGGTGTCCAGGCCCAGCAACTCGGCCACACCGGCCGCGACTTCGCCGACCTGCGTGGCCAAGTTGTTGAGCATCGGATGCGACGACTGGATGACCACGACGTCATCGGCGGCCAGAGCGCCGGAGGCGGTCGTGACCTCCGCAGGATTGGTGTTGGAGATGGCCGTGGCGCTGATGGCGGCGCTGATCGTGGTCGAAAAGCCGAACTGCGCGCCGTTCGGAAAACGAAGGGTCATGTGCATTTCCTCGTGATGGACAAGATCGCCGCCATCGTCGGCGGCCCAGTACAGCGTCATTCGGGGAACCAGACCCCGAAGTCTTGACGGAACCCGCGCAGGTCCAGCGGGTCCAGATTCGCATCCACTGCCACCGCAGACCCGTAGGGCTCGGCCGGCAGGCTGCTCTCGCACAGCGCCCGTTCGACGCTATGGATGATCTCCATTGCCGCGTCCTCGCGCGGAGACCACGTGGTCACCTGGACGCGATAGTTACGGTGCGACGGCAGCGCTCGCTCCGAGTGCCACATCGCCTGTCCGCCAACCAACTGGAAGATGATCAGCGGGTAGGTGGGGCTGTCAGGACCGCGGGTTGGCCAGGCGCCGCCGGCGGCCAGCGGGTTGAGCAGGGCCCGCAAGATGTCCTGTGGCAGGCTCATACGAACTCGTCGTCGTCGGGGGTGTACAAGCCGCGCAGCAGCTCAGGGAGTCGATCGCGGGCCCGCTCCACCATCACATTCGCGAGACGCGGAAGCACCGCGTCGTATGCCGGGCGCAGAAAGGGAACGGCCGGCACCCACCGCGGCGCCGCCAGTGGCGCGCCGGAGTACCAGTTCCCGTCGCTGCCCTGGTACGCGACGCGGGTCTGCCAGTGGCCGAACTCGATCAGGTGCCCGTGCGGCGCCTTCTTCTTGTTCCAGCTGACCGAGTAGACCACCTGGCTTTCGGTGGAACGGCCGTCCCGGTAGGCCAGATAGACCGCGTCTCGCAGCGCCCCGCTCTCGACCGGAGCGCGTGCCTTTGCTTCGTCCCGGATCTGACTGCCCCCAGCCACGGCCATCGACCGAGCGAGGCGGTGGCGGACCTGCGCCAGCCCCGCCAATCCCGCGAGTGCGTCGGAAACGTCAATTCGAGGGTTAACCGGCATGGCCGCCAACCTCACACACCAGGTCGGTGTAGACGCGACGCGCAAAGTCCATGCGAACCTGCCGAATGGCGAACCGGCGACTGCCGTGCACCACGCGCATGCCCGCGGTGATGTCCTCGCGGTAGCGGATGCGGATCGAGTAGCGTTCCACGCTCGCGGGCACCTGCTCCTGCAGCCGGGTGATCGTGCCCATCCCCGAATGGCCCTTGATGTCGGCCCAAAGCTCGGCCACCGTCTCCCACGAGTCCAGCGGCTGACCGATGCTGTCCGTGGCCCCGGTCCGCTTCTCGATGCGGATGCGGCTGGTCAGGTCGCCGGCGCGAATCACGGCATCATCACCCGACGGTACGGCCGGAGGAACGACGCCCCACCCACCGGAACTTCGGCCCCCCGCGC